TTTCTGACGTTCAAACTGCAACGGGCCGGTAAACAACTGACGGACATTATGGACGCCAGCGCAGTGGATGCCATACGTGCCCGCCTGAGCAATCCGGGAAGTCATCGTAAAAATATGGTCAGCCTGCTGTATCCGCTGGCCGTCAGTAACCTGGTAATAGCCGCCATGAATCTGGCCGCTGAAATCGGGGTTCCACAGGTCAACGCTGACGTTGTCAAAGGGGTTTAATAATGAAATCCACCACAGGTATCAACCAGCAAATCAGCAAAGTGCAGTCAGCCATTATGGCGCTTAAGGCGACGAACACGGATGTACAAAGCATCACCATCAGGGGTAACAAACCTGTCATCCGCGTTTCCCGGAGTGCGCATTGCATGCGCATGCTTGAGCAGGGAAAGGCCTGTTATCTGTATACCGGTCATGACCACAGGGGACATTTCCGTCAGGGCGTTTTCGAACTGCACGGCTGTCGCGTCGTGTGGCCGGAATCTTTGTGGTAATCAGCACAACAGGAGGAGTCATAAAATATGGCAAAAAGTACAAAAGGGGCAAAACGTATCAAAGCCGCAGCAGCACTCTGGGTGCCGGGGACACGCGAAGAGGTCATTGAGGGAATCAGACTGCTTGGTGACGCGCAACGTGAACTGGTCAGGGCTGAAACAGAAATGAATGACACCATTGGCGACATCACTGCACGTTATGCCCCGCTCACCGAGAGCCTGAAAAAACGCATGGCCGAACTGCAGTCCGGTATCCAGACATGGTGTGAGGCGCACCGTGATGAACTGACCGGCAACGGGAAGGTGAAGTTCGCTAACCTCACCACCGGCGAGGTGCAGTGGCGAAACCGTCCGCCGTCAGTCAGCATTCGCGGGGCGGATAATGTCATTGAACTGCTGAGACGTCTGGGGCTTGAGCGCTTTATTCGTGTAAAGGAGGAAATAAATAAAGATGCCATTCTGAATGAAAAAGAGGCTGTGAAAAATATTCCCGGTATTACCATAAAAAGTGATATTGAGGATTTTTCAATAATTCCTTTTGAGCAGGATGTGCAGTAAACACACCACGTTAATTATTTAATAAAAACATTTTCTTTTTTATTCCGGCGTCAGCGCCGCGGGCTTCTGCACGCCGGAAACAGAGGAGAATTAAATTATGATATTTAAATGTATTCAGTGCGAGAGGGATATAACAGCCCTGCGTTTTCACAGCGCCATCGCCGTGATGTCCGGTAAGTATCACATACCTGCAGTACGTGTCACCCTGGTCTGCCCGTACTGCAGCCAGCATTTTTCGGCGGACGTGCCCGTCATAGAATTCTCCCGCCCTGACAGGGAGGACGCGCAATGATTACCCCACAGGAAGCACGACAGCGCACCCGAACTCTTGTTGAACACTATGTCAACGAGTGTGAATGCCGCGACCTCACCGATGTGAAGCACGTCCTGACGGCGCTAATCAGCATGGCCACACAGGCCATTGTGGCGACCAACGGAAAGGAGGCTGCCCTGCAGGTACTGATGAACACACTCACCCACACGGCAGAGCATGAGGTGCCGTACCGGATGGAAACCACTGCAGAAGGCGGCCTGCACATCACCGTCAGCCGGAAGCACTGAGGGCGCGGCATGACACGAAACACCGAACTCACCCGCACCGCCCTCTACCGTCTGGCCCTGCAGCGTTTCGGGCCGGACGCACAGGCCCTGAAACTGACAGAAGAGGCCGCTGAACTGGCGGCCAGTGCTGCCCGCAATCTGAACGGACAGGGCAGCGAAAGTGACCTCGCGGCAGAGCTGGCAGACGTGGAAATCATGACAGAGCAACTGCGCCTTCAGGGGATGGACCGGCTGATTGACTTCCACAAACAGAAAAAACTGGAACGTCTGGCTGCACGACTGGGCGTGATTTACACGAACGAGTAACCGGGAGGCATTCAATGGCTGACATACTCAGGGAAATCACCGCATGGACACTGATTCTTACTGGCCTGGCGACATGCCTCAGTGCGGGGGCAGCCCTGGCTGCCCTGCTGATGCACATAACAACACAGTGGTTATGGGAAAAGCTTAAAGCAGCATACAGCCTGAAAGAGCTGTCCGACGCTGTCCGGGCATGGAAACGGCAGAAAAATACCGGAGATACAGAACAATGACAGACCAGAATAAACACATTGAGAAACTGAAAAAGTTGCTGGCGCTGGCCGCATCCGGCAACCCGCACGAGGCCGCTCTGGCACTGCGCCGAGCCCGTAAACTGATGGATGTTCACGGCATCACACATTCCGACATTGCTATGAGTGATATTGATGAAACCATCAGTCATTACTGGCCGACAGGCAGTCTCCGTCCACCGCGCTACATGCTGGGCCTGATGAACATCATCCGCGAGGCATTTGGTGTTAACTCCATCATTCACCCCGGCACGCATCCGTCTGTGGGGTTCTACGGTAACCGGGAACGAGCGGCACTGGCTGCGTACACCTGGGAAGTGCTGGTCCGCCAGCTGAAAAAGGCGCGTCAGCAGTATATCAGCGCACAGAACAAAAGAATAAAAAACGCCACCCGTACCAGCCGTGGAGACCAGTTTGCTGAAGGCTGGGTACTGGCCGTTATCAGTGAAATACAGTCCTTTGCCCTGACCGATGATGAGCGTGAACTGATGCAACAGTGGCTGGAACATAAATACCCGCAAACGCAAACCACCAGGGCGCGTAAACCGGGAAGAAGCCGCAATGGCGACGCCTCGCGCTATGCGGGGTTTCGTGAAGGGCAGAACGTCAGACTGCACCGCCCGGTCAGTGGGCAGGAACAACAGAAACTGGAGGCCAGATGATTACGCTATCAGGTAACAGCCGGAAATTAAAAGCCTGCCGAATATCTGCCAGATACCTTTTTGCCCGCGCCTTTTTTAAGAACGTCAGGCCGGGGATCACAATTGGTGTTATTGCCGGACGCGAACAGGTTGAAAAATACATGTCAGGTGCATGGTGGAATAACGACCCTGTCATTGCTGCCCGTAATATTCATATCGAATGGGGAGGTATTCAGAATGACTACTGAAACCATTGTCTGTTTTCTTTTCTGGTATATGTACGCAGGATCATGCAGCGCAAGACTTCATCGTTCCCTGGGCTATGGCAGGCACTACGACACCGCGCATTACATCCTGTACATGACCGCCGTCATGTTGTTCTGGCCAGTCACCCTGCCAGCTGCAACCGACATTGTTGCCGACAGACTGAAAAAAAGGAGATGATATGCAGAAAAAACGCCTGATACAGCTTATCCATATTGCCCGTAATGAACTGGGTATGGATGAAGACACCTACCGCCAGATGTTACAGGGGCTGACCGGTAAAGCCTCAACCAAAGGAATGGATACCACACAACTAAACTGCGTGCTGGAATCCATGAAAAAGAAAGACTTTCGCGTTAAACCAGCCAGAAAAGCCAGCTCCGGTTTACCGCTGGATAACCATCCGCAGTCCAGGAAAATTCGTGCGCTATGGCTTGAAATGGCTGCTGCCGGCATTGTTCGTGACCGTTCAGAAAATGCATTAGCGCGGTGGATCAAGCGGGAAACGGGCATCAGCGCCCTGCGCTGGCTCAATACTGAACAGGCAAGCAGTGTTATTGAGAAACTGAAGAAGTGGCAGCACAGAGCTGCGGGAGTAAAACATGAGCGACCTGAATCAGTTTCGAAGTAAAGGGCCGGAACTCCTGGTGGAGCTGGCACAGCATACCTCTGAGACCGTTCGCGAGATTATTGATATTGAGCCCGCAATTGCCGACCAGATTGGTCAGGCCGTCGCGAACCGAATGATGCAGGTCTGGGGCGGGCAAAACGTTTATTTCCCGATGGGCATGGTATGGAAGGTCAGTCAGCGCGACCGGGAAATCTTCAGGGAGTTTAACGGACGCAACCACCACGAACTGGCCCGCAAGTTTGGTGTTTCGCTTCAGTGGGTCTACAGCGTGGTTAAGCGGGTCAGAAAAGAAGAACTGGATCGGATGCAGGGCAGGTTGTTTGATGAAGATCTGCCAGAGGAGACGAAAGACGTTAACAAATCCAGATAATTCCTGCTTGTTAAAGCCCTTTCAAAAATCTCCTTATTGTATAAAAGCACGGTAGACCCCTTACCGTGCTTTTTTTATGCTCTCTCTTTAGTATTCAGGATGCAGGGAGAAAATATGTTTGACGTTTCGTTGTTAAATCTGCCATGGGCAACACTGGTGACCCTGACCAGTGGCTATATTGGGTATTTTATTGCGAATGTGGGACTGAAGGATCACCACAAGCCCATTGAGGTGACTTTTTCTTCGCTGATTTTTGGCCTGACAGCAATGATGGCTTACCAGGCTGTTATGTGGGCAGGTCTGAATGCCTGGCTGGCAACACCACCAGCACTTCTGTGTGCCGTTACATGTGGTGCGTGGTGGCGCAGGTACGGTCGCAAATGGATGTACAGATTACTGTGGAATAATGATGTTTCATGGTCTGACGATACCAGCTCAGCATGGCAGGCAATGTTTGATCAAACAGGCTTCAGCGTTACCGAGGTCAGAGTGATTCTTCGCGATGGTTCCGGTATGATGTCACGGCTGCCAGGGAACTTTGAAGAGTGGCCTAACGGTCCGTTTACCCTGGGGAATAAAGGCGATATGGTTCTTTACGTCACGCACAGCAGCCCTTCAGGCAGTAACGAATGGGAAGAGTATAAAGGCGTGGTTGATAAGTACTGGGGAGCTCTGGCAACCTATATTCCAGCAGATCAGATTGCCAGAGTGGAGATCAGGCGCGTTCGTGCAACGAACGATGAATGATGTTTATTTTTTCCCTGGGGCAGGGGCTGCCGGCATAGTGGTTTTATTGGCAGAGGAAGACGATTCTCCTTTTCTACCGGAATCGCGCTCGAACGTCACGATGTGCTTGCTTTTGGGCTTTTCTGAGTAATCCAGGCTATCATGCTTATTGTTTTGAGTAGTCAT